CTTTCCTCGACCTTATCGAGAACATCCTGTAGCTCTTTGGTATCGATCCTGAGTTTAGCGACCACGGGCGGCTATCTTTCCAGCGTTGCCATGCCTGAGCGCATCACCGGCGGGCTCTGTTTAGCATCGTCGGCTATATCGGTGTATGGCCAGGGGGCTCGCGTGGCGACCCCCCCAGTGACCCCGAGGGTGTCCCGGGCCATATCAAAGGCGGCCAAGGCGGCTTTGTCCTCTGGGTTCCGCCTGAGAAGCAAAATCCCCAAGCCGCACGCCCAGTGTGTGGCAGCAGTGCGTATGAGGAGCGGCGTTCCAAGGTAAATTTGGGCGTTGTCAGGGAAAATCGCATACCCCGAGCCTACCCAATCGGGCGGGCCGCTGGCGTAGGTTATCACGTTTGAACTGTAGGCGGTGACCGAATACCAGGTGTTTTGATTCTCGACCCTGAACAAATCGTCAACGGCTGGGTTTCCGGTGCCGCCGTCAATGGTTACGGTCGTGTCACCGGCGGCGTGGTCGCTCTGGTTAACGAGCCAGTCAACGGTCTGTGCTGCAATGTTCGCAAACGGCGCCACCCCTGGGTAAACTGAGTCCACCCATGCCCGGGCCGCGGTCCTGAGCTTAATGTCCCGCTTTGCGGCCGTGTCGATTGGGCTCCCGGTCAGAGAGTCAGGCAGCTGATCGGTGAGGTCACCATCGCTGCAATAATACCGCGCCGGCATGGGTTATTCCTTTTTCGACCGAGGGCGTCCCCGCTTCGGTGCAGGGGCCGCCTTTGCCGCCTTGGCCGCATCAGCTACCGCTTGATCAGCTGCGGCCTTGTGGAGGGCCTTAACGGCCTCCTCGGCCTGCTTGTTCACAACATCCTCAGCTGTTTCGGTCGGGTCATAGCCGGGGACCGTGCCGTCACCATCCACCTCATGCACTGCATCGTCAAAGTCAGCGGCGGCGATTGTTAGCTTATTTCCGTCTTTTTTGCGGAGCACTGCAAGAACCGGAACTCCGAATTTCGTGCCATGCCATGCCATTGAGCGTCCTTCCATTAAGCCGGTTAGACCGGCGAGGGCTTTTTGAGCCGGCCGTGACCAATCCACCCCCGCCGGCGGAACCCCCCGCTTTCACGCGAGGAGAAAACAGCTTACCCCATAATGCGGCAGGCCAGCTCAGGGCGCGGGCATGAAACACCATACAACACGCTGAAACGCCATGTCGTCTGGAAATACTCCCGGCTCACTTCGAGCTGTAACGAGACGCCGGTCTGCGCGTCAGTGACCGACTCAATAATGTTCCCACCGCCGAAACTGTCAGGCGGTGCAGCCGGCGCAAACGCCAGAGCGAAAGCATTCCGGTGGAAGCCCAGATTGATCACATGATCGCCGGCGAAGGTCACCGCGGCGTTGTCAGCAAAGCCGCCTGTTGGAGCTGCCGGGTAAAAATTGATGCCGGTCAGAGCATTGGAGCCCGCTGTGAGGGTCCCGTTGGTGACCATGAAATAACCAGTGACATTTGCGACGGTAAAGACATCACCAGTCACCAGCGTTCCCGACAGAGAGGACTCATCAATCGCCATCGTGGTCGCGCCAGCGGATACGGCCGAGTTAATCAAGGCGGCCTTATTGGACCCATCCGTCAGTGTCCCGCCGGTGAACGTCGGCACATTCTGATTCATCAACCACCGGGCGCCCAGCTTGCGGCCGATTTCGCCCTCAATCACCCCACCCTGGTCGCCGCGCTGATCGGCCTGAGTGAACAGTGAGAGAGACATCGCATTCCCCTCGGCACTCTCATCCATGACCACGAAGCGGTCAGCCTTGGGGGCAAGGGCGGTGTTCAGGAGTTTATTTGCCCCACCCTGCCATGTGGAATTGAGCAGCGCAGCAGTGGCGAACGGCGTGGTGCCGGCCGTGCCGACGTGCTGGGCGACGCCGTTGGTGTTGTCGACTGCATCGTATGCGGATGCAAACAAGTCGGCGTCGATCTGATTCGCCAGGGCGCGGACGGCCTCAGCGGACTGGGTGTTGCGATAGCGGCCGTTTTCAATCTCATGAGCGTCTTTGTCGCTCATATGGAAATCGGTCTTTTTCCAATGGTCCAATTTGATCACCACCGACGTCGGCGTCTGATCGGTGTTGGCGGGCGGCGTAATGGCGGGCGTAACTGCCGCGGCCGTCTGTGCAACAGGAACGGGGATCGTCACCGTGTCACCAGGACGGCTGGCCGCGGACGTGTACCCCTGGTTTACAGAGGTGATCGTCGCGGCGGTCTCACGAAGCACCTCAAGTGCCTCAGTGAGAATTTTGGGAATGAGGGCTGTGTATGTATTAGCCAAAGGGAACTCTCCTTAAAAGGTTGGCGTTAACTGTTGGAAATGCAACAAACGCCCCTCCTGAGAGCCCCCCGGGCCCTTGACTGACCCCCCGGGCCAGTCGCGGTGGGATTACATCTGTTTATTCAACCGGCACTGCCGGCCCTACCGTGGTCTCCTTCTGGCGACGAAACCACATCGTCGGTGTATCCGTCGACCCGGGCCGTGCCATCAGTAATCTGCTGCGAAAATTTCCCTGAACGAAACTGCTCCCGGCTGATCACCCGAACCCCCCCGGGGCCCGTTTTCGTGGTGTCGCTGCCGCTTTCTCCTCCTCCGCCCCCGCTCGGGGCGAAGTAAAACGGCTTTAAAGCCGCCAGGGCCTCGAAGAACTCCGCAGGGCTCTCGTTCTGCCCTGCGTTTTTCGATGAGAGAACGGGCTGTCCATCTTCCATGCGGGTGAGCGCCCCGCCTTCGGCGACAAACTGCCCTTCGTAGGTCCTCACAACGTCATCAACGGCTTCGGCTCTCAGCCCCGCCTCTATACCGGCGGATTTGAGAACGCTGGTAACAGACACCTGCCGCAGACTGGCCGCCAGCTCATCGTGGGCCTCTTGAAGCGCCGTATAGCGCCTCTCGAAATCCTCAACCAGCTTTTTCTCTTGCACGTCCAGCGCCGAATCAATGTCCTTTGAATCTACCAGCTCCTTGCGGTCACGCTGCCGCTTAAGCTCTGCCGCTTCCGCGGCGTCCTCGGGCGTGACACCACCGAACCGCTCCAGCTCGGCACTTAAGGACGAATTGTTGCCGCGAAACTCAGCAACCTTCGCCTTTTCAGCGGCCAGCTCTGCCTGCAACTGCTCAATATCGACGTCACTTTCGGCCATTTTCTGCCCCCGGCAGATTGTCCCCGCCCCCGGCGTGGACATAAGTGGATAAAGAAAGCGTCAAAAAAACTGACCCACCTTCTAATATACTGACTCTTTTTTATCTCGGCCACCCAATAAGGGGTAAATAAGTGTCGATTTTCCTTGACTAATATGGGTGATTGCCTATATTATTGAGTAGTCGAGGGGCAATAAGGCTCCCGGCAAAAAGGAGACGGAAACAAAATGGCAAAGAAAACCTTCACAGAGGGTGACAGGGTCATCGTCACCAATCCTTGGACAGGCGACAAATCCAAGGCAATTGTCGTTGGCATAGATCAGCCTGTGTTCAAGGGTTCCTTCTGCGTCTACGGTGGTGAGTTACTTGTACGCTTCGTCACCAGCACAACCGAGGTCGGTGCCATACTGGAGACAGCACGGATCGCAACTGAAGATGTCACGCTTTACGTTCCTTTCTGTGATGTTGACAAGGATCAGACCATCGAAGACGAGCACATGCGCCAGGGGAGCCTATAATATAATGAAAGGGAGCCACACCCTGACACCAGTTTTTTTTTAGAAAGTTGGTGTCAGGCTTGACTTAATATGGGTGATTGCCTATATTGAGTTTCAGTGAGAGGGCAATAAAGCCCCCACTAAAAAGAGGAGCAGCAACATGCCACGAGGACGCGGATGGCACATGAGCACGAACATCGTAGCGGCCAATATCGCCGGAACCGAGGTTGGTGCCATACTGAAGGCAGAACAGATTGCGAAGCGAGCGGCGGACATTATTGACGCCGTATACAAAGAGAAGAGGGAGCGGAATGCCCTGGGTCTGGGCGATGAAGCAATTCCCCCCAAGGATGAAGAGGGCAACAGCATTGAAGATGTGCTGAACGGCTTGGATGAAGGGGGTGATAAGTAGTTTGATGGGGTTAACCCCCGCTGAGGGCTTCAGGGTGGCGCAGCTACGCTTAGACGCCGCGTCTGAAGCCCTTGAAGGTGTATCGGCGGAAGCACTTGCCGCCGCTCAAGCTGCCCTTGATGAAGCAAGGGAAAAGATGGAAAAGATGGAAACCCAGTGCCACCTCTGCGATGGCACTGGGTTTATTCACGAATGGCGACCAGGCAGTGGTGGAATGTGCCGCTGTGGGACTGGCGCCTCTTATTTTGACCCCAGTTAAAAAGGAGACGGGAAATGCATGCACCGCGGAATAGGATTAAGAGGTTTTTCACAGATACCGTCAATGATGCCCTGCGAAAAGACGAGAACCTTGAATTTGTAGCCAATGAACTTGAAAAACGTATTGGGACAAGGGCCTTTAAAATGGACCTCGAACCGCTGCCCTTCACGGCAGGCATTTCTCCTGAAGGTATCACCGGAGATTATATTCGTGAACTGCGCTGCTGTCTCGGTATCACGAAGAAAAAGATGGCTTGGCTTCTAAAGATCAGCCCTGACATTCTGGCCCGGGTCGAACGAGGTCAGTATATCCTTGACCCCCGGCCTGCTTTGGAGTGCTGCAAAATCGGCGAAAAGTTCGCCATTGATGGAACTGTTCCACAGATCAAAGAACCGCCCCGGAAGTTTTCAGGGGGTGGTGAGCCGGTGGGTGGTCGTAAGAGGCGCCGAACCGTTTCAGTGAAAGACGCATTAAAGGAGCCTGGTTTTGCTGCCAGAGAGTTCGGCATTGGAATGGCAATCGGTGGCGGGATTCTTTTTGGAGTCCTGAGTCTCTTCCTTGCTATCTTCTAAGGGCGACCTATTTGGCCCGTCCCTTATGGAGGCCCGCACCGCACTCTTCTCAGGTCTGGGCGTGAGTAAGAGTGCGGTGCATTGCCCGTGTTGTGACCAGCACGTCCAGCAGTACAGAAGGCGGCTGTATAAAGGGCTTGCCGAGATGCTTGTGTGGATGTGTCGCACCTACTCACCGGAGACGGGGTGGATAGATGTCCCTCGGCAAGCCCCGCCAGGCATGGTCAGGGGCGGTGATTACGCCAAGTTGGAATGGTGGGGCCTTATTAAGCACAAGGTCCACGACAATGACCCGGCTCGCAAAGATTCGGGCCTGTGGATACCGTCAGAGCTTGGGCTGGAGTTTTGCTTCCATACGTGGCGTCGCATTCAGTCCCACGTTTTGATTTACAATAACGAGCTGCGCGGATTCGCCGGGGAACCTATTAATATCATTGAAGCCCTCGGCGGTGACGGCTTTCATTATCAGAGGCTAATGGCTGGGGAGTGGTAGGTCAGGTCAGAACGGCCAAATCCTTCGTCCATCGCCGAGCATCGTTGTCCCAGCTTTCCCGTATATGACGCACCACGGCATCGGCACACTGGGCCACGGTCTTATACCTGTCAGTGTCATAGATGGGGCCGCGGTCCCCCATCTGTGGGGGGAGGGTGTCTGTGACGTGAAACTCCAGGAAGTCACGGGGGATCACTGCTTCACCCTGCATCCGTGCCATAACATCCCGTGCATGGCCCCCACTTGCAACCGGGGAAGTGAATGCAACGGTCATGTTTGCCCCATCATCCACCCACACCCCCACCGGCCTATAGTGCTCCTGCGGCCCATACGTCCATTCAATCATAAACCTCATGGGTCCACCGTTTCAGGCAATTCGTCTTCTTCTTCTTCCTCGTTCATCTCCGGTGGAGTCCACCCGGTGGCCATAAATTTCCACTCTTCCAGCAGGTAAGCATCCACTCCTGACGTGTCTCCTGCCTTCCTACGCCATGCTTTGATTCTGGCCTGCTCCCTCTCAGTGGCTGGGGTGAGGCGCCACTGGTGAACGTCGTTGTAACTGGTCATTGTCAGAATATCCCCATCTGTTGACCATTCAGCCCCATGAATCATTTTAACTGAAGCCTCATCCTCCTCATATCCCAGGTGCTTGCACAGCAGATAAGGCACGACGCCGGTGATTTTCCCATCATGGTCATACAGCGGTTGGACCCTCACGACCACCACCTCAACCAATAGCGCATACGGCTCGCCATCCAAGTCAAGGAATACCCCCTGCTTAAACGGCTTAAGAAGGGGCAGAATCACATCCCGGGTCAGCTTCTCCACGTCCGTCACTTAACGACCTCCTCGATTGCACGACCATCTGGCAAAACATCCCACCCAGCGTCTTTATATGCTTTTATCACCTCTCGGCGCTCTGTGCTTGTCTTCGTTAAAATTACGTCAATGTCATCAATAAGGGACATCGACGTCTTAAAATCAGTTTCGTCATCGTCTCTTTTTCTGGCAATAGTGTCCCAATTACTCGGAGTTGGCTTACGGTTTTTAGTCTGAAAATCATTCCGTGTATCACCCCAAGCGTCGCCTTTATAAATGGCAGCATCCATTCGCCGAAGGTTTTTGCCCTTAAAGTAGAGCTGCCCCTTTCGCATCCCAGTCTTATGCCGCAGGCGGGTATAAAAGTAAACAGCACCTCCTTTTTGCATATCACCCCCAGGAGACATTCCACTAACTGGAATGCCGATCCTCATTTTTTCATTCGTCGAGGCCATGACACCGTTGTTCTGTAAATACTTACTGATGGATGCCGCCATGTCACCACCAGTATATAAGCTATGCTGCAAGGTAAATCGGTCAGTGTCAGCATCGTCAAGGTCGAATCGATAAAAGGACCTGTAGCCTGCGCTTTTGGTGTAGTCAGGGCCCGGGGTGGACCTCTTTCCAAAGAAAGACGATTGAAATTCACCAGTGGGGTTGTAGTCTGGTAAATCTTGCAATTCAGTGACCCCTGCCGCCTTCATTTTGTCCTTGATCTTCTTTTTCTTTGACCAGTGCTTACGCATTGCAGCAATGCGCTCGCTCTGGCTTGCCCCCCTTGTGTTCAGGTCTTCAATCATAGAAATATATGACGGCGTAATGTGTTCCTTGGTGCAGTATGCCTGCTTTTTTAAATACATGAGCTCAAAGTCATCCGGGGTGGCAACCTTCGTGTCCAGGCCCATTATTTTGATTTTCTCAAGTATTTGATCCATTGTGCCGGCCCCCATGTCACCATTGACTGTCCCCTCAATGATTCCCTGCTGTGCCCTCCATCCGTCGTTATTTCCGTCATACGGCCTATATCTGATGCGCGTCCCATCGTCAAATGTTATTTCATATTGGACGGTATCAGTATCGTAAAAGTTATTGTGCATGGAACTCCCACGAGCGCGGTCGTTATTAACGGTGAGGCCTCCATCGCCCCCCGGCGTCCTTTTCGTAAAATGGATTGTCTCACGGCGGACGGTAAAGCCAGCCGTCGGCGAGGGGGCTGCTGCTGCGGGCACGCTTCCCGGTGGGGGGTTCTGGCGTAGATAAGGCCCATACATCTTCCCAGAAAGATGCGGTGCTGGGTCCGTGACCCCCTCGGGGAAGGTTTTAAGGGCTGTTTTGGACAACACCCCTTCATTCACGTCATCCATCACCTTCATATAAGCCTTTGCCATTTTAGCCACTTCGGGGTCAGCATGGGTTGCCAGAAGGTTTAAGCTCGGCCTTTCAACATTCATGGCATTAAGCGTTGACTCATTAAAGTCAAAATCACCCGACTTGACGTGCATATTAAGGGTTTTAACTGCGGCCTCAATTTTCGGAAAAAACGTATCTTGGGCCATTGGTGTCCCCACCCTCTCACCCCCCACTGGGGTTGGCAGACCCCCTTCGATGTTTTGCTTGTTAATCCATTCCATGACCTTCTCACCCCCGGAATGCCTGACCTTAAGGTCGAGGTTGGCCCGGTCATGTCCTACGCCGGCGCTGTCAGTCATATGGTCGGCGTAATAAACTGCCCGGAGGTCTTCAATGTCTTCCCCATCAAGGTCTATGGCCTTCCCCTGCCACCCATGCTCCTCAGCTTCTTCGGCTACTTCGCGAAAGGCTTGCGGGAGAACCCCTTCAACGTCCACCGCCGGTGCTGCTTTCTGCCCAAACGTAAAAGTCTCATCCTTCAGGGCCCGCCGGTAATACCCCTCAAAGTCGGCCCGCAGCGCATTTTTCCGCGCCACGGCCAGATCAATGAATTCCACCCGCTGGGCCCTGGTGCGAAAGCGGTTTTGAGCATATCCTTCGAGCATGTCCCGGTACTTAGTTTCAGGGATCGCCTCGAATTGCTCGATTGCCTTTAAGGTGACCACCGGGTCATAAAAATCAAGCTCTATATCCCCATCCCGAAGCGCCTTCATGGCCGTATTGTAAATCGGCTCAGATTCACCGAATGCACTATTCGGGTGATAATCAAAATCGAGTTTATCGTCACCCAGGAACTTGAATGCCTGCCCCTTGTCAATGCCGACAATGCGGCCATCTGGGAAAGTGATCAGCTGACCGGGGTGCCCGTCATGGTTGCTGATTAGCCAATCCAGAACATGCTCTTTCTGAATGGTCTCCAGCTGGGATGGGGTTAGCCCAGTGATCGGCTTATTTCTCAGGTTACCATCAGACCCCTCAATCCACCGCTGAATGCTGCCCCGGCGGCCATCGGACAGCTCCACAAAGCGAGCCTCAGCTGCAACGGGGTCCACGAGTCGTTGCAGCTTATAGGCAAACTCGTCCACCATCCCCCTATAAGTCGCTTCCTTTTTCGTTGCGTGGGGAAACGGCTTAAACATCCATTTGTCACCGCTTGGGTCAAGCCAGAATTCCTTAGAATGGGCCCCCCCGATATTGGCAACTTCTTTGAAGGTGAAGTGGTCGGCTGGATCTATGCCCTCCCATGCCTGGTCCACCTTTTTCCATTCGTCCAAGTGAGCCGTTGGTGAGGGCGGCGGAGCGGGTGCCTGGACTATAGCCGGGGAGGGCGGCCCCAGCTGGTCCTTGACGGTTTCTGAGGCTTGTTTAGCCTTGGCGCTCGCCTTCCCGACGAGCTTGCCGTCTTTGTATTTCTGGAGGATTTCGGCGGAATCAACAGGGGTGATCTTCTTCGAGGTGACCAGCTTCTCATATTCGAGGTGGAACGCCATCGCCTCGGGTGAAACCAGGGCGGCGGCCTCATCCTCGGCGGCCTTAATCGCTTTCGCAACATCAGACGGCCCCCAGGAAGCCTTGTCAAAGACCGTTTCGTGTATGCCCCCTGGGCCCAGGGCGAGGTCTTTGGCTTTCTTCTTCGTCTTCTTCAATGCGGCCGCGGTCAGCTTTCCCTCGCTGATCGAATTAAGAAGGGCGGTATATTCCTCAATCTTTCCAACATTGGAGCTTGCCTTGCCCACATCAATCGCATCTTTAACTGCCTCGGAGACCCCCACCTTGTCTAATCCGAAGGCCATTGAATCAAGGTGAACGCCTTCGTCCCCCGCCTTAACGGCTTTTCTAATAAAGCCCTGAACATCAGGATTATTAGGGTCAGAACCCTCAATTTTTAAGATGAGCGCGTCAAAGTCGGTTTTTTTGCCGATTGCTTGGATCTGCCAGGAGTAGCCAAGGACTTGATCCTCATAAGGCTTCATCTGTAGGTCATTAAAGAGATTTGAGTGAAGCATTTCACTCCAAGCCGCCTTTGCTTCAGAGTGCACGTCCTCCAATGACTTAATGCCATCTTGAACCTTGGTGTAATCTGCGGCTTCCTGGAACTTGAGAATTAGGGGGGTCTGCTTTTCTCCAATGGCTGCTGAAATCCTCTGCTCATATTGCTGCCCCCAGGTTGCCTTTATATTTAGGTCGGGGGACAGGGCTTGAGCTTCATCAAGAAGGGGCTTCAGCTTCGGATCAAATTCTATCTCTGCATGGACCCCTTGCCCCCATTCCTCCACCTGCTTTTTTGCCGCTGCTGGTATCTTAAGCTCAATGTCTTGGCTGACAATCTTGAACTTTGCACCGTTGATTCCATCGGTAACCAGCTTTTCCTTGACACCAAACTCATCAGCTGCTGCCACTGCCTTATACAGTAAAAGGTCTTCATCAAGCAGCTTTTCAAGGGGTTTCAGCGCCTGCTTCGCTTCCCAGATCGCCGGCGCAAGGCTTGCCTTTTCACCCCCTGGGAGCTTCAAGTCTGAGGCTTTGTGAAACTTAAGGGGGTCAATCTCCGACACCATGCTGAGAGTGCTGTCGATCTTCTGCCCGAGCTTGAGCTTCTTTCTCAGCGCCTCAAGGGCGGCCTTGGCGGCCGTATCAGCGGCCAGATCCTTCGCAGCAGCGATTGCCGCCTGTTGCAGGGCTTCCTGTGCGGCCTTAGTGGTTGCCCGGCTAACGGCGGCCTTAGAGGGTTTAAGGGGAACCCCTGTAAGAGTGGTCTTTGCCAGCCCGGCCCCTTGCAGCTGGGCCTCGGGGACATCGTCGAACCACTCGGGGCGCCCGGCTATTAAGACGCTGCGACAGAGATGGAACGGACTGAGCCGCGGCGGGCGGCCATATTTGGAATTGTCCCACTGCTCCAGGGACATCGCTTTCTGGGTGGAGGCCGATTCACAGATCCTTGTCGAGCGGGAATCCTGGGGGTTGCTGTTCCTAAAAACGGCCTCATCGCCAAGGGTTTCCTCGGCCAGGGCCTCATGGGTGCGGTTGATTATGCGGGTCGACTCGATGCGGGCAATGGCCTGGGCCCGCTGTCGGATCGAGCGGTGAATGGTCTTCCCGCTCATCGACTTAATGGTAAGCGGCTTTATGCGGCCCCCTTGGATTAGCCTCGACTTCAGGCTATCGACGTTCGGGTCGTAGTGATCCACGGGAATTCCTTCAACGACCGAGTCGAGCATGGTCTGCCGAAACCACGTCCCGACGTCATCGCCCACCGTGTTCATCACCTGATAACCCTGCTTGAACCCGACGGTTAGAACGCCCTTTTCGGCGATGGAGATGTTATCGAAGGCGCTTTTAACCAGCTCGGGCGACAGATCGCCGACGTCGAGGTTCACTGAGGCCAAGCGGCGCCCGGCTTTGTGCATCAGCGGGACAGTCTTTTCCGACCACGCCTTGCCCGGGCCCACGAGCACGCTGTCGATCTGGGGCTTTACAGTGTCACGGTAATAAGCCCCCGCGGCTTCAAGGTTCGCGGGGATGTTTTGTATCTTCCCATCAGCATCAGTGAGCAGCGCCTGAAACAGCTTCTCCTGCTTCGCCAGCTCGACCTCTGCAGCGCCGAAAATGCCCTGTAGCTCCACGGCAGCAGCCCCCACGACCTCCTTTTCGAGGGTGTCTCGAAGCTGGTGCATTTCCGCGATCATTGTGGGTATAGTGAGCGGCATTTATTAATTCTCTGACGGGTCCCTTGGGACCAGTAATTCATCGGGAATGAGTTGATCCATCCTCTGTTGTGGGATTTCTATGTGCAGCGAAGGCAGTGCTTCGTTCATCACATCGCGGGTCGAATGAAACAGCCGCCCCCCGTTAAGGCGGCGGTAGACGTAGAAGGTCGTTTTCCAGACGCCGATTCTGACAATCCTTGCGGGGCTGCCCTCTAATATTACAATTTCATCGACGACGTAGGTGCCGCTGCGCAGTACCATAATCGAGGTGACGAACGACTTGATCGTCTCCTTAAAAACGATTATCCCGACAAAAAGGCAGACCAGCCACCAAAATTCGCCGAGAATCACCATCACCTCCTCGGCCAGCGGGGAGGTGATTTTATCAGCTATTTGCTCTTCCACAGTCGGGCTTCCAAAATCTGCAACCTGCCCTTTAGCTCTGCCAGTGCCTCCCCATGAGCCAGCAGCGTCGTATTTTGAACATGGTCAGAAGGGATCGGCATATTTTGAGACTCTTTTAAGGGGGGCCGGCTGGATTTACGCAGCTACCACCTGTTCGGCCAGCCCCTCGGCCTTCTGTTCCTCCGCTTCGTCCGCAGGGCGACCCTGAGCGAAATGGTTAACGACGGCCTTGTTGCCGTCGTTGTCTATCTCGCCGCTTTCCTCCTCAGCGTCCACGGCAGGCCGCGTGAGTTCAAGCTGTTCCAGGTTGTAATAGTAGGTCTCGAAACTCATTAAACCAGCCTGGACGGCAGCTGTGAGGGCCTGTAGCTCTTGCGGCGTTGCCTTGACGGCCAGAAGGTCGCGGTTGAGCTCAACCAAGACATCCCCCGACTGACCGGCCCACATTGTCGCGAATTCAAGGGCCGCGGTGAATGTAGCGTCCACCACTGCGGCCATCGACATGAGGGAAGCGGTCTCACCCGCATGGCGAAGGCGCACAGTCTCGGCGGTTTCGGCGGTCTTTTTCTGCTCCTCAAGGAGGCGGGAGCCGAACACCGCACAGTCGCTTTTTTTGCCGTCTATGTGCTCTGAGAGCCCCTTGAGGCCCTGCCCAGAGAATTCGAGCATATCAGCCTTCGCGTCGGTCTTATCGCTCACCCAGGCCGTGTTAGAGCCAATGCGCAGGCTCGTCCCGACAGGGAACCCAGCCACCCACGGGGTCGGGATGCCGACATAGTGAAAGCCGTTTTCAAGGTCGGCGCTATTGCGCCACATCGAGAGGCATAAGTCGGCCACCTCCATGAGCGGCGGCTTGTCGACATCAGGAGTCATATCCCCGCTGTTTCCAAACCAGAACGGGATTGAGTCGAACGGCTTGCCCCGAGTATCGGGCGTGATCACGTCATGGATTTCCCAATCTCCGTCCTTGTCATCAGCGGCCCGCCGATACAGGGTATGGGTAAAGACGCCTTCGGCAATCGCAAGAACGCGGTATTGCTCAACCTCGTTCAGAATGAATTCGTCCTCTAGGTCATCCTCTTCGACCACTTCGCGCAGAACGACGCGGTCGAGAACCTGGGCCCCACCCTGTGAAGTGGTGCGCCACGAAACCACATTTTCCGCGGCCGTAAGCACGAGGTAGGGCCGCTGCTCCTGCCCGTCTTTCTTTACGCCCATGTCGACGAACAGCCCATAACGGCCCACCTCCAGCAGTTCGTCAAAGGCGTCAGCAAGGAGGCCCTCAAGCCCGATGCCGGTCAGCGTCACATCTTCAAGCCAATCTTCAATAGCGGCGGGAACCTCGATCTTGGGCGGCTTTCTGAAGACAGACCCCCGGTGGCCCTGTATGGACCGAGGCAGGGCGCCGTAAAAGTCCGCCCGCTTGAGATAGGCTTTGTATTCAGTGTCATCCTGCCCGCTCAACATCGGCAGGTATGTCCCTTTCTGCTCTCGCACAGCATCGAGGCCGATTGCTGCATCGCGGCAGCGTTGCCAGCGTTCGGCCATCGCGGCGTGTTGACTATGCGGTGTGTCTACCTTCGGCATCTTAAACTCCTGTGATTTTTTGTTCCTTGATGGTGCCGCCCTCAATCATTAGCTCAGTGCCGGCCCACACAGCGGCATCCATGCGGTTCGGTGAGTCTTCACCGGGGAGGAGCCCGGTGTATGTCGTCATTTCATCCTCCAGCCGGGGGAACTGCCCAACATGGTGCGCCCGGCCCTGTTCGTAAATGGCAGCGATGGGTTCAGCCCGGGTGATTTTACCCTTGGACGCATGGACTGAGCGAAAACTGACGTTGGCGTCGACGCTACGGACGACGTGCTCGACCATATCACCGCCCTGGTTGGCTTCTCCGATGATGCGATCAGCCCGCCATTTATGAAAGGCCGAGCAGGCTTGAGCCCCCCACTCTGCCGGCGAGTAATTTCCTGTGACGTCCTCCAGCACAAAAAAATGGGCTGCGGACTTGTCGTTGTTGTCGATGCCGGCCACGACAATGCCGGTTTCGTGCCCCTCGTCATCGTCGGCCGCTTTGGTGGCCTGGGGGTCGACCCCAACGACGATTCTGGTGAGCCCCAGCCGCTTAACAACGTCGGCCGTGGATTCACCTGCCTCCAGTTGTATCCTGAGCGTTTCCAGCTGGGTGCCAGTCCACAGCGCCCCTGTAACATCGTCGAGTATATCCCCCTCGATTTCCTGCCGGCCGAGCCGCGTGCCTTCAAACCGCGCCAGAAACGTGCGACGCCACGTCGGGGAGAGGTTGTTGAGGTTTTCATAGCTCGACCCCGAGGTGACGTGAGTCGCGGGGTCTTGGACCAGGGCCCGAAGCAGCTTTAAGGGCCGCGGGGTCGTTGTCAGCAGAACTTGGGGATGTTGGCCGAGGCGATTCCCTGCGAGCAAGTTGGCCCACATTTCCTCGTGGTAGCGCATCTTCGCGAGTTCGTCGACCCATGCCGCACAGCTCTGGGGGCCTCGCAACTGGTCGGGCTCGTCGCCAGAGAACAGATTCGCGCAGCTCCCGTTCGGCCAGACAAGCTGAGTTTTGGAGGGGTAGTATATCGGCTGAAACCAGGGCGGGGAACAGGCGAGAATGCCCGATTCGCCCTTGACCATCACATCGCGGACATCGGCGGCGGTTTCGCCGACTATCGACAGCAGCGGGTGCTGTTTTGCCCACGCGATCACTTGCTGTGAGCCGGTGCGCGTCTTGCCCCACCCGCGCCCCGTTTTTATTAGCCAGAAGTCCCACGAGTCCCCCGGGGGCGGCAGCTGTTCGGGGCGGGCCCAGAATGCCCATTCGTAGGCGAGCGTTTCCAGGTCACCCTGTGACAGCTCCGCAAGCAGGGCTTGTCGCTCGTCTGCTGGCAATCCCGCCAGCAACAGGGCGGGACTAACCGCTCTCGATTCGGCCGGCGTAGTCGTCGAGGCGAGCAAAAAGCCGATTCACAATCTCAGCCCCGTCACGAATTTCGAGGTCCACCTTCTCGCGGAACATGCCGAGGTGGCGGCCCAGACTCGTGAGCGCGGCCAGCTTGTCGTGCATACGCAGGGTGACGCCGGTTGACGTTTCAGAGAGCTGGGCCACGGCTGACAAAACCGATGGCGCGAGGTTTTCGCTCTCACGAACAACGACGCCCTTGGGGCCCCAGCTGGCGATGTTGGAGACATTACTGAAGGCAATAAGCGCAAGCTCCTGAACCACAGCGTCTTGCGTAATCTCCACCTGCTCGACGCGTCGCGCTATTGCCTCATCTATCGCCGCAGCTATTAGAGGTTTTTTAAGGTTTTCGGCCCCTATAGCTCCTGCTGATTTTTCAGAGTAACCAGCCCTTAACGCCGCTTCTGTGGCATTAAGGTCGATCAGATACTCCTCAACAAAGAGCTTTTGTTTGGCGCTTAACCCTGCGATCTTCGGCACTTTTGAATACCCCCGGCATTCATCAACCTGCCCCCGGCAGGCGGTGCGGTTATAAAATCAATATAAGCATTTAAGATGAAGCCCGCCAAAAAAGGGGGCTGCTACACGGGCTCCGAGTCTCGGAGCCCAATCAGCTCATCCCAAGAACAGCCGAAGGCATGCTTGAGCCGTGACAGAGTCGTGTAATCCACCCGTTTAGTTCGGCCGTGGGCATGATCAATGAGGCTGGCGTAATCGATGCCCGTTTTTGCTGATAGGTGCTGGAGCGTAAACCGATGGCCCAACACATCACCCTCCCTCTTTAAAAGCTGGTGAATATTGAGCTTTATTGGTGTTTCTTGATTCATAGCAGTCAACCTTTTCCTTGCTTTTGTATGGGTCATTGCCTATATTAAAGAACACTTAGGGGGCCCGGGGCTGCGAGGTCCGAGCCCCCCAAGGAGGAGGGAAAAGAGAAAAAGGGGTATAGGGTGCCCCTCTTCCTTCTTCAGAATATAGTCAATCAGCCATATTTTAGCAACGGAGGGGCTCACATGACTTCACCCAGGCACACTGGAGGCCACCGCATCGCGTGGTGGCTCACTATCGTCGGCACCGCTTACCTACTGGTGCGGATTCTGCCGGCGCTCATTTCAGGAGGAGGAACGCCATGACAAAAACCGACCCTACCACCGCAGCCCTTGATTCTGCTGGGGCTGGAGATTTCCATGCCGGGATGAGCCTGGGGGCATTGGCCCGCGTAATAAGCGCGTCTGGTTGTTTCGGAAAAACCAACCCCAACATCGCGGCCGTTAAGATTCTCGCCGGTCGTGACCTCGGTCTCGGTCCTGTCGAGGCCATGAGAGGCTTGCACCTGTTTGACGGCAAGATTGAGCTGGGGTCAGGGGTAATGTCTTCCAAAATCAAGGGCAGCGGCCGCTACGATTACGACATCGTCCAGCACGACAAGGACGGCTGCGTCATCGAGTGTTGGGAAATGAACCTACGCACCGACGAATGGCAGCAACGGCCAAATATCTCATTCACCAGGGTCGAAGCCGAAAAGGCCGGGTTGCTTAAAAAGCCGGTCTGGTCGCAATACTTCGACGATATGACATTCAGTCGTTGCATGTCCCGATTTTTCCGCCGCTACTGCCCACACCTGGCAGGGGGTGCGGTCTACGGGGACGGAGAAATCAGCGACCCGGCAGACGGCCCACCCCAAAATGGGGGGCCACGAGGTGGAAAGCATGAACCGGCACCTATAGCACCCAAGGCAATCCCAGAGGACAGCCCTGAGGACAGCCCTGCGGCCATGATTGACCGTGTTATGGCCGAAAGCCCACCGGCGGGTGAAGAACCGGCCGTAACAAGCCCGACCCAGGAGCATCCCTATGGGCAATTTTGCCGGGAGGCAGGCGAGCTTAAGGAAAAACTGATCGCCCATGCTGACGGCGAGGCGGCTTACCGGAAGGTCTTCCAAGAAAACGGCCGCAAAGGACGTGCTGATGTTCCAAAGGGCGCGACCATACTCCAGCGTGAGATTGTGCAAGGGTTACAGCTGGCACTAAAGCAGGCTGAGGCATTTGGTCCCCTCTCTCTTTCTCAAAGTTAAAAATTAATAGGTATAAATATATTTATTTATATACCTATTACGCGCGTGCGCGCGCGTGCGCAGGGGAGGTTTTTTTAAGGGCCCCCTTCACAAATATCTTGACTAATGTGGGGCATTGCCTATATTGCAGGGCAGCTGAGAGGGCAATAAAGCCCCCAGCATTCTGAAGAAGGAGGGACGACATGTGGATAATGACCAACAGGGGTTTCTATTCGATCGTTGAAAAGAAGTGGGATGCTGAAGATGGGACTCTGACCGTCAGGGCCCGCCGCCGGTATGATATTGAGGAGTTTCTGTACGTTATGGGTGACCTGCTTGGTGCAGGGGATCACGGCTATTCAATCCAGGACAGCATTTACAAGGGCGTAAAGCAGGCCAGGGAGGAATTCGCCGCAGCTGATTCAGAATTTATTGAGCATGACCTCAATGCTGACTATGCGTGGCGGCTTCGTGCTAATCGTGAATGGGTCACTGCTGCCATCGATCAGCTTGTTGCTGATATAGATTACTCCAATTTCAAAGATTCAGTTCATCAAAATGGGCTGGACGACCATCATGCTGCCTACTCTTCGGTGTGGGGGGTGATGCAACGGCTACAGCCGCGGCCTGCCTTGACTCCCCCGGTGGGGGCCCACAGGGCACTAATGGAATTATTCAAGAACGAACCAGAGTTCACAGGGGACGACCCTGCAAAACCTACAAAACCTTTAGAAGCCTCCTATGAAGAAGAAGAATGCCCGTATTGCGGTGGGGACGACCCTGAATTTGACGACAGCGGCTGTCCCGAATGCCTGCCCCACCTTGATTGGTCCAGCCCTCCCAAAAAAGGAGAAGATAAAGAAAATGGCTGAACGAAAGATGTTCCTTCCAGGGTCCAAAAGCTGGACTGCAATGCCACGGTTTCGCCGGCGGGATTCTGATTCCCTGGAGTATTTTTTCGCCGCCCGATTTAAAAAGAGCCCTGGGGTATGGATTCTGTGGAACCGACACGAGTGGGGGCTGTTAAAGGCCCATGAGGTAGAAGAATGGTTTATGCCATCCAATAAGGAAGCCCGTGAACTGGTTCAATCTTACGAGGGTGATCAAGATTCTTCTGGTGGGAAAGCCCTTCTTAAGGAAAAGTGAGTTATATTTTAGTTTTAACCCCCGCTTGGGGTCGAGCCTCTTTCACGAAGGAGGGGAGGCTACCTCGGGCCCTAAGTGGGGGGTCTTTTTAAATTCAAAAGGAGGAGGAAGGGCAAATTGGCTTCACGGAAAACATGGGCTGAAGCTGCCAGCCTGCTGCGGGAAACCTATCAGCGGCTGGCCAGTAAAGACGCCTTGGCCGCTCTCTACCACCAGCTGGACGACCTGCCCGATGAGGTGCTGAGTGGGGCCATTGGCCGCCACATCAACGACACGACCGTTGAGGGCACTACAGTCGCGGGGGCTTGGTTCCCCAAGCCCGCACAGCTTCGGGTACATGCCAACAAATACTCAGCTGAACAGCTGCTGATTCACAAGCAGGAGCTCGCAACCAAAGCCGCCGATCTTAAGGCCACTTTTGAATCCACGCCAACAAAGACCGTCGATTTTCCAGAGGAAGTCCTCGGCAAGGCCGAAAAGGGCGTTAAGCACTTGCACCTGTCCCCGTCCAGCTGTGGCAGCTGCCGTGATTCAGGTCTGGCGAATTATTACATCCCTGCTGATCGCTCTCACCCAGCTGCGAAATATCGCCTGTATCTGGAAAAAGACTACTTGGCCTTGCCTGACGACATGCAGACGGGGTTAGTGAGATTCTCGGCTGTCTGTGATTGCGCCGCAGGGCAACTTAAACGAGAACAGCGCCCTGAGGGGCATACCCGAACCATTAAATCAGCTGGGGGCAACCGTCGAATGTGGATCGCCATCGAAGAAGCCCGCCGTTTCGCGGCAAGGCGAAAAGAAAAAGAAGAGGCTCAAAATGAGCTTTAAAGCGAAACACATCCACGAAAAGCGGTTAACTCGCGAACGCCTCGTGCTGCTAACAAGGGTTTATCACTCAGCCAAATATGCCGCCGAGGCTATCGGGTCCACTACATCCACCGTTGAAAAAGCCGCGGCGCGGTATGGGCTGAAATTCAGACGGAAAGGGAGCTTTCTATGACGACGAAATATGACCTTAATGTCGTCAGCTTAGGTGCTGGGGTGCAATCCATGGCCGTGCTCCTATTAGCTGAAGCGGGGGAAATCAAACCCCGCCCTGACTGTGCTATTTTTGCGGACACCGGATGGGAACCCCAGGCTGTTTATGACCAGCTGGCATGGCTGAAAGATGAAACGGCTATTCCTATCCATATCGTAACAGCAGGAAATATTAAAACCGATATTTTAAACGCCTTGGGCCCGCCTGGTCACAAACCCGAGGGCAAGTTTGCACAGCCCCCTTTTTATGTAAAGAACAGCAACGGGGATGAAACCGACCTTGGGGGAATGCTGTGGCGGCAATGCACCAAAGAATACAAAATCGAACCCATCACAAAAAAGATTCGGCTATTGCTTGGATATAAGCCGCGAATGCGTGTCAAAAAAAGAGTGCAGGAATGGTTTGGGATTTCCATTGATGAAGCCCACCGCATGCGTGATTCACGCGTCCACTGGATCGACAACTATTATCCATTGATTGACCTTGAAATGCGCCGTGCTGACTGCCTCAGTTGGATGAAAAAGAAGGGGTATCCAGAACCACGGAAGTCTGCCTGCATTGGATGCCCCTATCACAGCAATGGAACGTGGGCAAAAATGCGGCGGGATTATCCTGATGAATTTGAGGAAGCCGTCGCATTCGACACCCAGCTCCGAGCGGGGGGTAAAATCCCCGGCGTTGCTGGGGATGCCTATTTACACAGAAGCATTGTTCCATTAGCTGAAGCAGTTGATAACACCCACGACCCAGACCAGATTGAAATGGATTTCGGGCAGGAATGCGAAGGAATGTGCGGGGTATGAAGATTTCAATGAAGTCACATCGGTTATCACCAAACATCACCAGCTGGCCGGCTGTATGGCGCGAACGATATGAAGAGCGGGCGGCAATTTTAGAGTTTGACGGTGGATATGATCGCGGCGAAGCAGAAGCCCGCGCCAAATACCAGGTCGAAACAGCCTATGCCGCAGGTGAGGACCCTGCAAAATGACCACTTATGCTCCACTTCATGCAGGGTTGACGATTCGCGAGTCCTCCATTCATGGCCTGGGGGTCTTCACCCTTGTCGACCTTCCTGCCGCGGAGATTTTAGGTATTAGCCACGTCTGCGACCGAACAAACGGACGGTATCACCAGGACTATATCAGAACCCCTATCGGGGGCATGATTAACCACTCAGACGCGCCTAACTGCCGCAAAATCTCCGTTCAGCCGGGGGCAACTTGGACCCAGGAGATATTCGGAACGCTCCCTGAAGGCGCCATATCTGACACGATGGCGATTGAAACCACCCGCCAGATTCTGGCAGGGGAAGAGCTTACGGTCACGTATACGATTTACAGACTGGAGGACGACGAATGAAGCGGCTTTATATTGATCGCATCGACGAGAGCGCCTCGGCGACTATCTCAAAACTCTGGTCACCGGATGCCGATTTTAAACTGTTTGGGCTTGAGCGGGCGTGGCGTTTAAACAAGGCAAACAGCAGCTGTTTCCCCGAGGGGATTTATACGCTCGTTGAGTGGGAATCCCCCAACTGGGGCACCGTCTGGGCCTTCGTTGGCGGGACAGTTAGCCCCATTCGTGGGGATGTTCCCAAGCTGGGGGCCAGATGGGGCTGCTTAATACACCCGGCAAACTACTTCCACCAGATCGAAGGGTGCCTTGCCCCTGGTATGCGCCGCGGGCTCAAAGACGGGGAGCTATGTGTCTGGTCCTCCCGAGACGCTCTTAAAGTGCTACAGGAGGCCCTCGGGCCAGCGCCCCATATTGCCTACGTTCGCCGCGCCCTGGGGGTCAGCGAGGAGGATTGAAGATGAAATTTGGATCTGTGTGTTCAGGCATTGAAGCCGCCTCGGCTGCATGGAAGCCCTTGGGCTGGGAAGGGTCGTGGTTCGCTGAAATTGAACCCTTTCCGTGTTCCTTGCTGGCCCAGCATTATCCAACCGTCCCCAACCTTGGGGACATCACAGAGGAGAGTTTTATTGAACGCGCCCGAGCAGCTGGACCTATTGACGTCCTTATTGGAGGCACCCCCTGCCAGAGCTTCTCAATCGCCGGACTCCGAGGCGGCCTTGGCGATGTCCGCGGCAACTTGGCGCTCCGGTTTATGCAACTGGTGGATGAACTTTGTCCAACCTTCGTCGTCTGGGAAAACGTCCCCGGAGTACTGTCAAGCAACGACGGAAGGGACTTTGGTTCCATACTCGGGAGTTTGGTCGAATGCGGGTATGGGTGGGCCTATAGAGTCTTGGACGCTCAGTACTTCGGAGTGGCCCAAAGGCGGCGCCGCGTGTTCGTTGTCGGAAGCCTTGGAAACAACTGGGCCGCTGCCGCAGAAATACTTTCTATCCGAGAAAGCCTGCAAGGGCATCCTGCGCCGAGCCGCGAAACGGGGGAAGGACTTACCGGCCCGCTTGAACAAGGCCCTGAGGGCAGTGGCGGGCCCATACCATCACAGGGTGCAAACAATGGGGGCGGTGAAGGGGCTCTGTTCGGTTTTTATTCCAGTGTAGGGACGCAGGAAATGAATGGAATAAGAGAAGGGGGCCCCATGCCCCCCTTAAAGGCTTCCGCCGTTGCTGCCGCGGCTGGATTTCTTCCAGACCAGGGAAGCAAGGCAGAAGGAATGGGTTATGAGAAAGAGGTCTCCCCGACCCTACGGCAATCCAAAACCCCTGGGGTTGAGCAGAACATGGCCGTAAGGCGCCTCACCCCCAGAGAATGTGAACGACTGCAAGGATTCCCGGACGACTATACGCAGGTTCACCACCGCGGCAAGCCCGCCAGTGATGGGCCCCGCTACCGGGCACTGGGCAATTCAATGGCCGTGCCGGTGGTGCAGTGGATCGGCCGGGGAATTGAGCGAATTAGAGCTCTGTGCGATTCAGTGCGTCCACCCACGCCTGGGCGAGCATATAGGCGATAATCACCGCGGCTTGCGGCCAAGTCTCGACCACCACCACCCCAACTCCAGCGGCGGCAACCTTTTTTGAAACCACGCTAGCGATGCGCTCCTGAGCGAATTTTACGAGTTGCATTTTAAGACCTCCTTGGTTTACTCTTCGTCGTCTTTCGTCGATCCTTCCAACGCTTCGTGAATGCGGCTGTAAATCAAGGCCGACCAGATCTGCTCGGCCTGGGACAGGATGAGGGTTTTCTGTTTAGAGTTTAAGGAAACGGCGGGATAAGCCTCTTCGTCGGCCGACCCTTTGATTTTCCGAGCGAGATTATACCTTTTGAGTTTTTCGACGCCGTCGCTCTTATCTTCGGGGATGCTCGCCATCAACGAATTGACACACGCCTCACCGATTTTCATGGGGGTCGTGCTGTCATCAACGAGGATCGGCGCGTCGTCCATGTCCAGAACCGAAGCCTCGAAGTCGATTAAGTGCTCCTTTTTCTCGGTCATTTCTCTTTCCTTTTGTGAGGATGTGGAGGGTTCCTTTGTGGTTTTGTTCTGTTCTTTCTTATTCCCACAGGCCGAAATAGCTCTGACACCGCGAGACCCAGCTCTTCGCGTCGCCAACGGTTGCAGTCCACTCAGCCGGTGCTGGCAGCGGCGGGTCTTCTGGATCTTCCGGTGCCGGGGCAGCCACGCGCGAACCACGGCGAGAAAGATGGGAGGCCAACATCTTCAAGGTGCTGGCCTTGTCGCCCGTCGCATCCTCGTCGAATGTGATTTTCACCGAGGTGCCTGATTCCGCTTCGATCTCGATGTCGCCCGAGGTCACCAGAGCGTCGATGTCTGCCGCCTCGGCGGTGATGTAGGCCTTTACCTCCAGGGCTGATAGTTCGCCCTGCCACACGTCCATGTCGGCCTGTGCGGCCACGCTGCCGCCGCTTGAATCCTTCCGTAGTTCGCTCATTCTTTCTTCATCTCCGTTGTTTAATGAGTTAAAACCGCTCCTCTAACATCGTGAAAGCGTCGCGCATCTGCGATGGTAATTTGCTGCGTTGTTTATCGGTTAAGACCTTGGCAAGTTCGGCCATCCACTGGAAATTCTGAAACCCCATATCCCAACTGAACTTTATTGACTTCTGGACATTCAAGAACCGATGCCCGGGGGTTCTTCCCTCTCCCGGCAGCTCTGCATGAGTGACAATCCCGGCGTCTTCCATGCGCTGAACCAGAGCGGGATTTGTTATTTGCATTCCCCCAAGAATACCCCGGCCTTGCCGCAAAGCCATCTCGGTTGTATATGCACGGCCAGCGATAGCATCGGGAATATCGTCAAGCGCCGTGGCCCAACTAGTGTCGCTAGCATGAACAGTGCCGTCGCCTTTTATGATAACTCTGGTGGTTGGGATTGCGCCGCCATTGGAAACACTAAAAATATTTTCTCCGTCAGCGCAATCGCCCCAGCTTGTGCCTCCATCGGTTTTGATTCCGTTAACATTAACCACCCCAATGCCGCCAGTTGTGTCTGTAGTATTCGGCGCTTCAGCAAGCCCGCGCAGCGTCGTTGCGGCGTATTGCTTTGAGACTCCCAGCAACTCAGCCCCGCCATCCGAGGTGTGTTCCTTGATTCGAAAATACGTATCGTTGTCTGTTATGGTGGTGTGGCCATGGTTAACATCAGAGCGAAAGTGAACTGAGTTATCCGTTGCTAGAATTAGCTGGCCCCAATTTGTGCCGGTGCTGTGGCTTGTTTGGATCGAGAAATCTGTGTTTTCTAAATTTACCAGATTAGGTTCGCCAGTACCGTCCACTGTAAGAGCAAGGCCGTCATTTACCGTTGCCGCTGTCGCCGCGTTGGTGATTCGGAGAGTGCAATTTGTGGACGCGGCTTTGTGAAGGTGAAGCTCCTCTACTGGCGCCCCCGTCCCGATGCCTACGTTGCCGCTGAATATCGCCCCGCCCTTTTGCCATG